TAGGAACGTTCGCAGGTAACTACGTTGGTAACTTCAGTCGTGACTTCGGTGGAAACTACGTCGGTAACTATGCACGTGGATTTGCTGGTAACTACGTAGGAGATTATACTCGTGGATTTGCTGGTGAATACACTGGTGCTTATTCCGGAACATACTCTCGTGGATTTGCTGGTAACTACGTAGGTAACTACAACCGTGGATTCGTTGGTGAGTACACTGGTACTTACAACACAACGTTTACAGGTAACTACTCACGTGAATTCTCCGGACAGTACACACGCGACTTCGCTGGTGACTTTACTGGAAACTACGCAAGAACATTTGCTGGTGAGTACACTGGTGCATACGCACGTGACTTCACAGGTAACTTTGAAGGTAACTACAACCGTGGATACATTGGTGAGTACACTGGTACTTACTCACGTGACTTCGTAGGTAACTACTCTCGTGTCCGTGTATCTGCATACGCACGTGTTAGACCATCATCCTACAGTGGCACATACACGCGTGATCGTGTATCAACATACGTAGGTGACTTCACTGGTAACTACACTCGTGACTTCGGTGGTAACTACACTCGTGACTTTGCTGGTAACTACGCACGTAGTTTCGTCGGTAACTACATCGGTCAAACCATCTCCGATACAGAAACACACGTTACAGACGTATACACGCTATACGTAAGGGTTGCATAAACAACCCTTTTATGTTATAATGATTGTCTGAATATGGGCGGGTCTTCGGACCCGCTTTATTAATCTTATACATAAATTTGATATTTGAATTGAACCCTTTTGGAGAATGAGTAAATGAGTTATAGACGTTGGATGGACAACGCATTCTGGGAAACAGAAGAGAAGAAAGAACTAAACTGTATCCTAGAAATGGAAGATGATATGGGTCGTGTCACTCGTCAACAGATGTTGTTGGCAAGGCAGGATCGTGATGGAAATACCAACGAGTTGTTTTCGGAAGTTGTGGATGCGCTTGGTGAAGAGTTGATCGATAAGGAAACTATCGATCGAGTCGAACGCAAAGCTGCGGAAGCGGAAGAAGAGAAACAACGTGATTTGGAACATCAAAAGGCTAGGAAACTTGAAAAACTGTTCAACTACAAACTAGAAGCGTTTGAGGTTGAGGAGATTAAGAACTCTAAAAACCGGAAGTTAAAGGCAAAATTGCGTCGTGCAAAATCTAAGATTGAAGTAGATATGTACTCAATCATGATTCTACAAGACCAACTAGAGGCCGAGACAGATGGAAAAGAGTAAAGGTTTTATTATTGTTGCGTCTAAGAAACGCAACTTTTATTTGTACGCAATCAATCTTGCAGAGTCTCTCAGGGACTACTATGAACCGGAAGAGGAATGCAAGATTTGTTTGGTGACTGAGGAACGATTCCTTGATGACCGTGGTCGAGATGTCGCAGACGATATTCTCTTATGTGACGATCACTACCGCGCTAAGTTATGGGGTATGGCGAAATCGCCGTATGACCTAACGATGTATATTGATGCTGACATGGAAGTAGAGCATGAAGACATTGTCAAAGTATGGGACGAAATGAAAGATCACGATGTGGTCTTCACCGCTTTGACAGATGACCGTGACTACATATATGCAGAACGTGACTTTGATACTCCGGAAGGCGTTTCTAAGTTCACACTATGCGGAGCAGTATGTTTATATGATATGTCTAAACCGATTGTACGTGAGTTCATGGATGATTGGTGGGACTTGACATTCAGACAAATGAATGACACTTGGTGGCCAGACGGGTACGTGGACAGTCTCAAATCTTGGGATCAGTTCTCACTCTGGTGGTTGACTGAGAAAGAAGAAAAGTATAAGGATCTCAAGGTTGGTATCTTTGATGACGACTTGAGATGGAACTACTACAACGCACTTAATTGGGCAATAACAAAACCAGAAACAGGGCCAGTGATTATACGTCACTTCTCTGCTGGTCTTAATAAGGATACACCAATCGTATGACACAGTTAAACGACCAATATCTAAAGCACGTCGACGTTAAGAACCCTGAGTTGCTTGCGATTCTGGACAACTACGCTGGACTACCTAAGATTTCTGGATTTGCAGAGAACTGTCACTGCACGTCTAAGGAACGTATGCGTCAGCGTAACTGGTACGTTGGACCAAAGTACATGCAAGAGATTGTAGATGAGGGAACGCAACACGAAGGTTTCCCAGATGAGATGGTAGGTTATAACTTTAAACTATCAGATCGCGCACACCAGATGTTCGAGAAGGATGCGGACCCAATCTTCAAGCGTGACATGACGCACATGTTGTCGGATCTAAACGACAAGATGATGAACTTCCTGTCTGTCAAGCACAATGCGCTTGCTGCGGTATACCCGCCAGGTGGTTTCATTGCATGGCACAACAATGCTAACGCTCCAGGCTTCAACCTAATATTCTCTTACTCAGAGAGTGGTTCAGGTTGGTTCGAGTACATCCATCCGGAAACTAAAGAAGTTGTCCGTTGCCAAGACAAGCCAGGTCAGTGGACTTGCAAGGCAGCATACTTCGGACACTACGGTGAAGAAGAGAAACTAATGTATCACGCTGCATCTTCAGAAGATGATTGGCGTGTAACCGTTTCTTATGTCTTCGACTGGTCTGAGACTTCAGAAGAATTCCGTGAGATGGTCTTAGAAGACATCGCTTCAGAATAAAAAAAAATATCACGTATCCTAAGTGTATAAATAGAAACAGAACGTTTATACACTTAGGGTCTTGATGACTATGGCAACTTACGAAGATTTTACAATTGATCAAGGTGCAGATTTAGCTCTACAAATAGAGTTAGTGAACCCAGATGGTTCAAAGAAAGATCTCACTGGTTACTCCGCTTCTGCAAAGATGAAAAAAACTTACAGAAGTATCGAGTCAATTGATTTTACTGCCGTGATTCCTGAACCTTCACTCGAAGGTATCGTCACATTATCCCTTTCTAATTTAATAACCGATGGTCTATCCACACGTGGTAGATATGTCTATGATGTAGAGATCAGCTTCGTTGATGAAGACGGACACACTATCATAGAAAGAATACTAGAAGGAAAGATAAAAGTCAACCCTTCTGTCACAAGGTAATAAAATGCCAATAAGAAAAGTAGGTGGTATCACAGGGGTAGCGTCAATAAGTGGTTTTGGTTCTGGTACCAAAGTCAAAAGAGTTACTGTTGGTCGTCCTATTAGTACTGTTGCCCAAAGTATTGGTGGAAATATTAAGACATTTGACGGTCTTGGTGATATTCCCAGTATCGAAGAGTTAAAACTGGGCGAGATTGGTATAAATACTCAGGACGGAAAACTCTATATCAAACGAGAGTATGATGGTGGAGTTCAGTCTATTGTGGAGATTGGCGCTGTAGGAGATGGAAGTCTCTCTGCGACAACTACATTCAACGCATACATCTATACCTCTGACGGAACACTAGAGGTTGTAACAGGACCAGACGACGCTGGCAACGTATTACAATACGATCCAGATCCGAACAGTCCATCAAGAATTCAAGTATATCTCAACGGTGTCTTACTCCATCAAGGAATAGATTACGTTGCGGATGACGGGAGTAACATCTCCCTAACTCACGTTGTAGACGCAGAACAAGTTGTACAAGTTGCCGCCTACAATTCTACTGGCGTTTCTTTTGGAAACGACCTCATTATAGATGACCACTTTGCCTTTATTGTAGGCACCAACGAAGAGACTCGTTTTTATCATAATGGTACTGACACCATCATCAAACATTTAGGTTTCAATGATAGTCAGTTCAAGATACAACACCAGAATGATGACAAACTTATTATGGATGACGCGGGAGTTCAACTTCTGGGCAACTATACATTGAATGGACAAAGTGTCGCTACACAAACTGAAGTAGATTCATTACATGCTAGAATTAATAATCTAGATAGTGACCTACAAGATGTTAACGATTTAATACAAGAATTACTTCAATTTAGATCGTAAAAATAAACTACTGGTTAAGTTTGTTTTTAGTATAAATAAAGACAGTATATTAACCATCCTAGTACTCCAAATATGATCAATAATAAGTCCTTTAATAGGGTGCTTGCCGAAAGTCTGTTCAATCTGGCTAAGAAGAAACAAGACGAAGTGACTTCTACTCCAGGCCAAGAAACTCAGTTATTTGAACTTATCGAAGGTACCTCATCATCAACTAATGATCGTACTGTGATCCCAGAATCTCAGGCGTTCATTGCTCCTGGCGACACCGCCATATTTACATTGAACGGTAATCCGGCACGTGATGACTTAATTGATGTATGGGTAAATGATGTACTTCAACATCCTGAAGAAGTATATGAAACCATCGGAGATACTATACAGTTTTTTGAGATCCCCCCTTCTGGGACGGACATCTACATAAAATTTCGTTAGTATATTATTAAACGTTTAATTCCAACACTAACCAACTAGGAGATAACCTAATGGCATTTAGGCAGATTAAATCCCCTGCACTAGCGGACAAGGCGGTAATCAATACTAAGCTTGACGAAAGTGCGGTACAGGGACAATCAACCCTTCAAGGTATGGTAAACCCTGCGGATTGTTTCACGCTTCTCTATGATGTCAATTCCGACTCATTAAAGAAGATTGGTGCAGACGCATTCTTCGCATCTTTCAGTACATCTGATCTAAGCGAAGGATCTAACCTATACTATACCGCTGATCGTGCTAATGCTGATGTTGCTGCTCAAATCGACGCAGACGTTCTAGTAGAAACTCAACGCGCACAAGCTGCAGAAACACTACTACAAAACAACATCGACGCAGAATCAAGTGCTCGTGCTCAAGCAGACGTTACCCTACAGGCTAACATCACTGCGGAAGAGACACGCGCAAAGGCACGTGAAGATTCAATCGAAGCTGCATATCAGTCAGCAGACGCAAATCTACAGTCACAGTTAAATAACTTCATCAACAACGTAGACAGCGATTCACTAGACTCTCTAGCAGAAATCGTAGAAGCATTCCAAAACGCTGATGACGCGTTATCTGCTTCTATCATCGCAAACGCTACTGCGATCACGAGCGAAGTTAACCGTGCTGTTGCAAAAGAAACAGAAATCAACGACCGTCTTACTGTCGAAATCTCTCGCGCACAATCAGCAGAAACTTCACTTGCTGGTCTAATCGGCGCGGAAGAGACTGCACGTATCGCTGGTGACAACGCACTATCTGCACGACTAGACACAGAAGAGACCAAGTCTACTTCTCTACAGTCTCAGATCACTACTGAAGTTAGTCGCGCTAGTGGAGAAGAGTCACGCATCGAAGGTCGTCTTGACAGTGAAATCACTCGTGCTACTGGTGCAGAAGTTGCAAACGCACAGAACATCCAAGACGAAATCAACGCACGTGCTGTTGCAGATACACAAGTTCGTACCGACCTAGGTGCTGACATTGTTACTGCTGAAGCAGCTGCTAAGGCACACGCTGAAGCACAAGACGCACTAATGATTGGTGATGCATCTGTAGACGGTACTGTATCTAATACTGTTACTGACCGCATCGCAACTGCAAAAGCAGAAGCAATCACTGAATCAAGCAACTCTGTTGCAATCGAGAACGCTGCACGTATCGCAGGCGATTCTGATCTAAACGTTCGCGTTGATACAGAAATCTTACGTGCGACTACTGCTGAAACTGTCCTACAAGACAACATCGATGCAGAAGAAGTCCGTGCAACTGCTGCTGAAGCAAACCTACAAACACAGGTCAACTTCATCACATCAAACACTGATCCAGCTGCTCTAGACTCACTAACAGAAATCGTTAGTGCATTCCAGTCATCTGATTCAGACATGTCTGCTCTTATCGCATCTAACACAACTGCGATTTCATCCGAAGCAACAACTCGTGCATCTGCTGACACTATCCTACAGGGTAACATCGACGCAGAGGCATCAACTCGTTCAACTGCTGACGCTGGTCTACAATCTCAGATTGACCAGATCAATGTTGACATTCAAGTTGAGAAAGATGATGTTCTTGATGAAGCAAAAGCATACACGGATCAAGAAGCTGATTCACACATGGCGGAAGCGAAACAACACGCTGACGCACAAGATACTGCACTAATCGGTGACGCTTCCGTAAATGGAACTAGTGGAAACACTGTCACTGCTCGTATCGCAACTGCGAAACAACAGGCTGTATCACACGCAAACTCAATCGTTGCTACAGAAGAAGCTGCTCGTATCGCTGCAGATGATGCACTATCTCTACGTACTACTGTACTAGAAGGTGAGATGGATGCGGTTCAGGTTCTTTCTTCACAGAACGAAACTGACCTACGTGCAGAAGAAGTTGCTCGTGCTTCTGGAGACTCAGATCTACAGGCGCAAGTCGATGCATTAAACTCGAACACTACAATTGAAGTTGATGATCTACAAGATCAGATCACTGCTGAAGTTCTACGTGCTCAAGGTGCAGAACAGACTAACGCTGCTTCAGTTGTTACAGAACGTCAACGCGCTGAAGGTGTAGAATCAAGTCTACGTACAGACATCAACACAAACATCGGCAACATCTCTACGAACGCAGGTAACATCACTATTGAACAAGCTGCGCGTATTGCTGGAGATGCGGCACTATCGACTCGTGTTGATACCATAGAAGAAGGTTTCACAAACGTTGACTCTGATCTACAATCTCAGATCTTCGCAGAAGTCGCTCGCGCATCTGGTGCTGAAACTGTCCTAACAAATCAGGTAACTGGTCTACAGGGTCAAATCACAGACAACGATTCAGACATTCTTGCTCTACAAGGACTAGTTGGTTCTGACGTACAAGATCTACAAGATCAACTTGACGCAGAAATCACTCGTGCTACTGTCGCAGAGGGAGTTAACGCTGCTTCTGTAGTTGCTGAGAAGAACCGTGCTGAAGGTATCGAAGGCGGTCTACGTACTGACGTAGATAGTGTTCAGGTACAGGTTACTGCAAACGATTCTGATATCCTTGCACTGCAAAATCTACAAGGAACAGATGTTGCTGATCTACAGAATCAGTTGGACGCAGAAGTTTTACGTGCGACTGGCGTTGAAGGTGGTATCCGTACTGACCTAACAACTCTAGAAGGTCGTGTTGACTTCATCGTTTCTAACGAAGATGGTGCTGCACTAGATTCACTAACAGAAATCGTTAGTGCATTCCAAGAAGCAGATTCAGATCTACAAGGTGTTATCGATGCTAACGGTGGTCGTCTAACTACTCTAGAAACAGAGATGGACGCAGTTGAACTACGTGCTACTGACCTAGAAGCGAAAGACGTTGCTCACACAAACCGTCTAAACGGTCTAGATTCTGATCAACTAGTTCAGAACGGTCGTCTAAACGTTGCCGAAGCAGATATCGTTGCACTAGAAACTAAGCAAGGTTCTGCACTTCTACAAACTGTTGCTACTAACATCTCAGACGCAATCAACGAACTACACGCAGAAATCGACGTAGAAGTTGGTGATCTAACTGCTCTAGAGGGTCGCGTAACAACTGCTGAAGGTGAAATCGATACTCTACAGTCTGAAATGGACGCGGTAGAAGATCGTGCAACTTCACTAGAAACTCGTATGACTACAGAAGAAGGTCACGTTGACGTTCTACAAGGTCAGATGGGTACGCAGGTACTAACAACAACTGCATCAACTGTTACTGCTGCTGTTAACGAGTTACACGCTCAGACAGACGTAGACGAAGGTCGTATCTCTACTCTAGAAGGTGAGATGGACGCAGTCGAAGGTCGCGCAACTTCACTAGAAAGTCGTGCAACCGCAACTGAAGCGAAGGACATCGAACAAGATGGTCGTCTAACAGTTAACGAAGCAGACATCGATGCACTAGAAACTAAGGTTGGTTCTTCAACTGAAACTCTAGACACAACTGCACAAACTCTTGTTGGTGCAATCAACGAAGTACACGGTGAGACAGACACTAATACATCTGGTCTTGCTGCTGCTGTTGCACGTGCAGACGCTGACAGTGACGCTCTAGTACAAGAGATCGCTGATCGTACTGCTGCAGATACGCAGATCCGTATCGATCTTGCTGCTGATCGTACAATTGATCAAGCAGACTACATCGCACGTGACGCGGTTGTCCTTGCATCTGCACAGACTTACGCAGAAGCAGAAGCGGACGACGCAGAAGCTGCTGCTAAGACATATGCAGACGGTATCGTTGCAAACGAAGCTGCTCTACGTACAGGTGCTGACGCAACTCTACAGGGTAACATCGACGCAGAAGCAACTGCACGTCAAATCGCTGACAACGGTCTAGACTCACGTCTAACAGTTGTTGAGACAGAGATGACTGCAACTCAACTTGCTGCTGGTGTAAACGCTGATGGTACTTACATCACACCAACATCAACTAACTACCTGAATTCATCTACTTCTCTCGCAGACGCAGACGCGAAGTTAGACGCTGCCATTAAGGCAGTTGATAACACTCGTAACTCAGGTATCAACAACCTACAGTCACAGATTGACGCAGAGATCGCACGTGCGAGTGCTGCGGAAGATGCAAACACCGTTCTAATCAATGGTGAGACTACTCGTGCAACTGGTGTAGAATCAGATTTGTCTGCATTGATCAATGTCAACGCACAGTCAATCGTAGATGAGTCTACACGTGCACAGGGTGTTGAATCATCACTACAGTCTCAGATCGACTTTGTCGTATCTAACACAGACTCTGCCGCACTTGATTCTCTAACAGAGATCGTTGCTGCACTACAGTCTGGAGACGGTGATCTACTATCTCTAATCCAAACTAACCAAACAGACATCTCCACTAACGCTTCTGGACTTGCACAAGAGATCATTGATCGTGCGGCACAGGGCGCTGCGATTCGTGGTGAGTTCGCTGCTGCGGATACAAACCTACAGACTCAGATCGACGGTAAAGTCGCTAAGTCTGGAGACACGATGTCTGGTTCCCTATCAATGGGCGGCAACAAGGTAACTTCAGTCGCTAACGGTACAGACCCACAAGACGCGGTAAACAAGGGTCAGTTGGATGCAGGTCTTGCTGCACAACACATCTCGCAGTTCTCAACTACAGATGTAACCGAAGGTGATAACCTATACTTCACAACTGCTCGCGCACGTTCTTCAGTATCTGCTGTAGACACTGCGGGTGAAGGTAAGGTATCTTACGACCCATCGACAGGTGCATTCTCAATCGATACTGCAAAGACCATGTTGGAACTTGCAGACGTTGCTGATACTGCATACGACGGTAAGAATGGTTATGTACTACGTGTAAACAACACTCTAGACGGAATGTCTCTACAGGATCCAACTCAGTTGGCATTCAACAACGCACAACGCCAGACAATGGCTGGTGACGGTGCGCAGACTACATTCGCGATAGATTTTTACACACAAGACCAGAACGCAATCGTCTTTGTTGGTGGTGTTATTCAGGATCCAGGCGTACACTACTCCATCGATGCACAGGCACAAACTATTACATTCAACGCTGCAATCCCAGTTGGTACACAGGCGGTTATCATCGCACAGTCTACTAACTCAGTTGGTGTACTAGATCCTAAGTCGGTTGGTTTAGAAACTCTTGCTGACAATATCAAGGTATTTGAACAAGGTAACGATGTTGTTGTTGGAACTTCTGCTACAGTAGTTTCTGCATTCAACAAGACAACTTACCGTTCTGCTAAGTATGTTGTAACAGTAGAGTCTGGTGGTGAATTCGAAACTCGTGAGGCACTAGTTGTCCACGATGGAACATCTGCTTACATTGTTGAGTATGGTGTCGTATTCACTGGTTCATCATTCCTAGGTGATACAGACGTTCGTGTAAACGGACAGAGTATTGAACTACTATACACCGCTGAATCAGCAGGTGCGGTAGTTTCTGTCTCAGTAACATACGTTGACGCATAAGGAACACGTGATAATAGTCGGGGGAGGGATCAGCTCTCCCCCATCCATTAAAATTCTAAAAGGTAAACAAAATGTCTACAAATAAGAAATTTAGAATACAGAACGGCGTTGACGTATCGAATGGTGACATCTCAATCAACGACGTAACTGTAATTGGTGCGGACGGTAAGGTTGTACCTGCCGCGATCGCCGATGCTGTTGCAGGTCTGACTTCTTCTGATATCGCAGACCTACAGGCGCAGGTAAGTGCTATTCTGGGAACTTCTCCAGAAACACTTGACACGCTCCAAGAAATTGTTGCTGCATTTGAAAATGCTGATAGTTCTCTGACAGGTTCTGTTGCTCAGAACGCTTCAGATATCGCAACAATCAACACTACTCTAACAAACGGTGTTGCAACACCAACAGATGTTGCTGATCTACAATCGCAGGTCACTTCAAACGATACAGACATCGCGGCAAACGCTGCGGCAATTGCTGCTGCAAACTCGCGTACTTCTGGTATCAGTACATCTTCAGGTTCATCTAACATTCAGATGGCCGCTGAAGTTGACATGGACAGTAACAAAGTTACTAACATGACAGATCCAACTGCGGCACAAGATGCGGCAACTAAGGCATATGTTGACGCTGGCGATTCTGCTTCAGTATCAACCGCAGCTGCTGACGCAACTTCTAAAGCAGATGCGGCAGAAGCAAGTGCTAAGTCACATGCTGATGCGGGTGACGTTGCAAACTCAAACGAAATAAACGTTGAGACTGCACGTGCGGTTGCGGTAGAGGGTTCTTTACAGGCACAGATTGATACAGTATCATCTGGTGGTGTATCTGGTCGTCAGTCACTACAAGACGCAATCGACGCAGAAGAAGTTGCACGTATCGCTGCTGACGCAGTACTTCAGTCAAACATCGATGCAGAAGCAAGTGCTCGTGCTGGTGCAGACAACACTCTACAGTCTAACATCGACACAGTATCTGCGGCAGTATCTGCAATCACCAACGGTTCACCAGAAACACTGAATCAGTTGACAGAACTAGTTGCGGCATACGAAGGTGCTGATACAAGTCTACAAACTCTGATCGATAACCTAGGTGGTGACGCATCTGCCCTAACGGGTCGTGTATCAACCCTAGAATCAGAAATGGATGCGACTGAAACTGCGACTTCGTCTAATGCGTCTGCAATCGCTGCGGAAGTTGTTCGTGCAACTGCTGCTGAAGGTGTTAACGCATCTGCGATCTCCGCAGAGGCAAGTGCTCGTGCAGCTGCGGTAAGTGCTGAAACAACTGCTCGTCAGAACGCGATCACTGCTGAGACTAACGCTCGCATCCTTGCGGACAACGGTCTACAGTCACAGATCGATGCACTAGACAACTCAACAACTGGTGACAAGTCTGACCTACAAGCACAGATCACGTCTAACGATAACGACATCGCTGCTCTACAGAGTCGTGCTGGAACGATCGAAGCAGATTACGCAACACAGGCTTCACTGAACAACGAGATCTCTCGTGCAAGTTCAGCGGAAGCAGTTAACGCTGCGGCAATCTCAGACGAACAGACTCGTGCGACTGCGGCAGAGCAATCAAACGCTGCTGCGATCACACAAGAAATTCTTGATCGTCAGTCTGCTGATGCGATACTACAAAGTCAGATCGACTTTATCGAAGAGAACACTGACCAAGCATCACTAGACTCTCTAACAGAGATCGTTAGTGCATTCCAATCAGCGGATAGTTCTACATTAGGTGTTGTAAACTCTAACACTAGTCGCATCTCTGCACTAGAATCTGGTGTAGTTGCAATCGAAGCATGGGACACTGATAACGTATCAGAAGGTCAAGTCAACCTATACTTCACCGAATCACGTGCGAAGGCATGTGTCGGTGCGGACAACGGTTCATGCATAGACTACAATCAGGCTTCTGGTAAGTTCTCACTAGATCTATCAGAAACTGCGGGTGCTCTTGTACCAGACAACTCAACTAACTCGGACAAACTAGACGGACAACACGGTTCACACTACCGTATCGATGTCTACGATGTCAACGGTACTGTTGTCAACTAATCCAAGTTCTTAGAACTTCGATGAAAGAGGGAGTCTTCGGACTCCCTTTTTTTATGTCTATAAATAAAATCGTATAAATAGAGAGACACACACGTAACTTCGAGACACATTAGATGTACGCTACTGACAGAGAAGAACTAATCGAGTATTGCCTACGTGCACTGGGACATCCAGTTGTTGAGATCAATATCGATGACGAACAATTAGATGATCGTGTTGATGAGGCACTTCAATGGTTCCGTGAGAACCACCCAGACGGGTCGAAGAGATATTATCTCAAACATCAACTAACACAACAGGATGTCGACACACAGACCGTAGATCTACCGGACGACCTTGATTTGACTGCGGTGGTACGTATGTTACCAGTCTCCCTGTCGAACTCTCAGGGGTGGTTTAGTGACGCTTGGCAGTATCTACAGTATACCATATCAGACTTCACTCGTGCAAACGGTGTGTTGGGTGATCTGGCGTATTATGAAGGTATGCAACAACAGTTATCGCTACTCGACATGAAGTTGATGGGTCGACCACAGATTACTTTTGATCGACAGTACAATCGTGTGAACCTACTTGTTTCCAAAACGAAACTAACAGAGGGAGACTTCGTCGTGTTTGAAGTCTATGGTATTCGCAGTCCGGACGATGCAGTGTCCGAATACAATAATCTATGGAACCACCGCTTCCTGAAAGAATACACAACTGCACTGATCAAGCGTCAGTGGGGCATCAACCTAATCAAGTTTGACGGTATGTCATTACCTGGCGGGGTTACTATCAATGGTCGTCAAATCTATGATGACGCAATCGCAGACATCGACAAGATCATGGAGAAGTTCCGATTGGAAGAGGACGAAGGTCCAATGTTCTTTATGGGGTAAACCATGGCGACTAATCCATACATAAGTCAAAAGAACCGATCCGAACAGAGTTTATATGAGGACTTGATAATCGAGTCTATCAAATTCTACGGACAGGATGTCTATTACCTACCACGAGAGATCGTAGAGAAGGAAGACATCTTCCTAGACAGCATTCAGTCTCAGTTCGGTGACGCATATAAGGTCGAGGTCTACATCGAGAACGCAGAAGGGTTCGATGGAGAGGGAGACATCTTTACCAAGTTTGGTATTGAGATTCGTGACCAAGCCACCTTCGTCATCGCGCGTCGTCGATGGAGAGAGCTGGTCGGTGACCGTCTTGCGGATGCGCAGTTCCGACCACGCGAAGGTGATGTGATCTACCTGCCTATGTCCGAGTCACTGTTCCAAGTGATGAAGGTCGAGACGGAGACTCCGTTTTATCAGTTATCTCAACTACCTACCTTCCGTATGCAGTGCGAGTTATTCGAGTTCTCAGACGAAGACTTCGACACTGGTATTCCAGACATTGATAATGTCGAGGTTGAGGGTGCATTTCAGTACGAACTACAGATGCCTCCAAGAGTCGCAGACGATGAATCCTACTACTTAATTGGGGAAGATGTCCAACAGGTATTCGACGACTACATACTAAATGGCGAGGTCGCTTCATGGAGTAGTGACACTCGTGTGTTAAAAATTGCACACACAGGTGCGACCGATGGTAAGTATCATGAGTGGGCGACAGATCGTCCAGTCGTTGGACCGAATGCGTCTATGACTCCATCTTCACAAGACGAAGGTGTCAATGAAATACAGGTCGATGCGCAGAATAAAGTATTCAATGATTGGGAAGAGGACTTCCTCGATTTCAGTGAATCTAATCCGTTTGGAGATATAGTCTAATGATGGGTGGTCATTTTTACCATAAACGTATGCGCACTTGTGTTGCTTTGTTTGGGTCTATGTTCAACGATATGCATATACTAAGAACCGCGGCAAACGGTAAAGTATTGTCTCAGGTCAAATTACCTTTGACTTATGCACCTCGTAGAAACTTCATCTCACGACTAGAAGAGATGAGTAAGGGAGAACAGTCCGAACGTAAGGTCGCATTAAAGTTGCCTCGTATGTCCTTTGAGGTTTCTTCAATATCATATGATTCTGCCAGACAACTGCCAAAAGTAAATCAAGTAAGTGTAGAAAGTAAAATTAGTGGTAATCGTCAAGATGTGTTTTGTGGTGTTCCATATAAGATTGGTTTTGAACTAAACATTTATGCGAAGTCACAAGATGACGCGTTGCAGGTGGTAGAACAGATCTTACCATACTTTGCTCCGCAGTATTCCCTGTCGGTAAAACCATTCTCTGATTATCCAGAAATCAAGGAAGACATTCCTGTTACTTTAACAGGAGTCAATTTCTCAGATGACTTTGAAGGTCCGGTTGAACAAAGACGAACCATCATATACACTCTATCCTTTGATATGAATGCAAATTTCTATGGTCCAATAAAAACTGGCACAGAGATTCGCGAAGTAAATACAGAGCTTAACGCAATAGTCTCCGATATTGGAGATATAGATTTCCTAAGTAATGTACGTGTGACACCAGATCCGATTGACGTAAATTCAAACGGAGACTTTGGTTTTAATATAGAGATAACCGATGACAGACAGTCATAACCCCCCAACAATTATCACGGACGATGACCGAAAAAACTTTGTCCACGAACAGGACTATGAGTACTCCCGTGATACCTACTATGATCTAATCGAGAAAGGTCGAGAATCACTTGACCTAATGATTCAGGTCGCGCGTGAATCAGAACATCCCCGAGCATTCGAGGTGTTGTCTAATATGATCAAGGACATCGCTAATGTCAACGACAAGCTGATGGAACTTAACAAGAAACAAAAAGAACTCTTGCAAGACGACAAACCCAAAGAGAAAAACACCACGAACAATAATCTATTCATCGGGTCGACAACTGAACTCCAGCGTTTCCTATTGGGGGACAAGGATGAGAAGGTCATAGACCAAGACGATGAGTAGTTATAGTAAGAACTCCTATCTAGGTAATCCTCAGATTAAAAGAGATGGTGTCGCAGAAGAATGGGACGCCACGAAACTCCGTGAGTATAAGAAGTGCATGGAGGATCCTTCGTATTTCTGCAAACAGTACGTCAAGGTTATTCATCTAGACAAAGGTCTCGTTCCATTCAACCTCTACCCGTATCAAGAAGACATGTTTGATCACTTTGAGGACAACAGGTTCTCTATCGTCCTAGCGTGTCGACAGTCAGGTAAGTCTATCAGTTCGGTCGGATACATTCTATGGTATGCCCTATTCCACCCAGAGAAGACTATTGCGATCCTTGCGAACAAGGGTGCAACCGCGCGTGAGATGTTGGCGCGTGTGACCTTGATGTTAGAAAATCTTCCTTTCTTTCTACAGCCGGGTTGTAAGGCTCTCAACAAAGGGTCTATCGAACTATCAAACAACTCGCGTATCGTTGCAGCGGCGACATCTGGATCATCCATTCGTGGTATGTCGGTTAACCTTCTATTCCTAGATGAGTTTGCGTTCGTTGAGAACGCGGCAGAATTCTATACGTCAACCTATCCCGTAGTATCTTCCGGTGTAGACACTAAGGTGATCATTACATCAACCGCGAATGGTATCGGTAATACTTATCATAAGATCTGGGAAGGTGCCGTGCAAGGTGTAAACGAATACAAACCCTATCGTGTAGATTGGTGGGATGTGCCTGGGCGAGATGATAGGTGGAAAGAGGAAACCATCGCGAATACATCCCAACTCCAGTTTGATCAGGAATTTGGGAATACCTTCTTCGGGACGGGTGACACATTGATCGAGGGTAATACCCTGCTAGATCTACGTGCGCGACAACCAATAAATCTATTGGAAGGTGGGGATCTCAAGGTATATGAGAAACCCATCAAAGATCATGAGTATATCATGACCGTGGATGTAAGTAAGGGTAGAGGACAGGACTATTCGACATTTACGGTAATCGATGTATCACAAAGGCCATTTAAACAAGTGGCTGTATATCGAAACAACAATATTTCTCCCTTGCTCTACCCGAGTATTATTTATAAGTATGCGAATCTTTATAACGAAGCGTTATGTATTGTTGAAAATAATGATGCCGGAATATTGGTTGCAGTTGGTCTCTACCAAGATCTAGAGTATGAAAATATGTTCTTGGAATCCGCTATCAAGTCAGACGCTATCGGTGTAACGATGACTCGTAAAGTAAAACGCATCGGGTGTTCGTCTATTAAAGATATCTTAGAGAACAATAAATTACAAGTAGTTGATGAAGAAACTATTCTAGAGATCTCCACATTTGTCTCTAAAGGAGTATCCTATGAGGCGAGTGATGGTAACCACGACGACTTGATGATGAACCTAGTGATGTTCGGTTACTTCGTCTCCACCCAATCATTCGGTGACAACTTCGACATGAACATCAAGAACCTTTTGTTTGAAGAAAGGATGGCGCAGATCGAGGAAGACCTACCACCATTCGGCATCATCGATGATGGTAGAGATTTGGTCGAGGCACCGTCAACAGATGGCGCAGAATGGACGAACTTTCAGACCCCGTTCGATGCAAATTACGGTGAAAACTGGTAAGTTATAAATAGTGTTATTGACGATATTACTCCGTATTATGTTTAACTTATTATACCTTAACTAGAAGGATACAATCATGGCTCTTATTTCACAGGCATCTCCGCATGTCCAGTTGAAAGAAATTGACCTGTCGGGAATTGTCCCAGCGGTCACTTCTACAACTGGCGCATTCGTCGGAGACTTCGCGTGGGGCCCTTCAAACGAACCAGTTCTTGTCGGTAACGAAGCAGAACTAGTTTCTAAATTCGGGTCTCCAAAGGACGGAAGTGATTCAAAGGATTTCCTTGCAGTCGCTCAGTTCTTAAAGTATTCGGGTAGTGCATTTGTAACTCGTGTAAATAACGGCGTTGCTGCAGCAGATGGTGTCATCTCTGCAAAACATGTCGGCACGAAAGGCAATAAACTATCCGTAACAGTTACGGGCGTAAGCCCAGACTTATCGGTCGATGTTTCATATGACAATGAATCAGTCGAATCATTTGACTTCCTAAGCGCAACGGTCGGTGACGAACGTTATGCAATCGAATACGTAAACCGTCGTTCCAATTGGATCTCTCTATCAGACGTGCCAGTAGCTGACACTTATGATTTACAAGACGGAACAGACGTTGCAGGTAGCAACATAGGTGCGATAGAAAGTGCATACGGCGATGTTGATCAAATTCAGATCGACTTCATTTGTGTGCATAACGTCCCAAACAACCAAGTATCTAATGTTGTTCAAATTGCAGAAAATCGCATGGATTGTGTTGTTGTTGCATCACCAGATCAAGCACCTTTCTCTGCGCAACACGTTGTTGACTGGGCAGTTACAAAACCTTCATCTTCATACCTAATCATGGACGGCAACTGGGTTCAGGTTTACAACAAGTATGAAGACAAGTACGAAATGATCCCAGCATGTTCATCAACTGCGGGCATCATGGCAGCGTCTGACCTAGACTCTGCACCTTGGTTCTCCCCAGCGGGAACACGTCGTGGTCAGTACTTCGGTGTATCAGCACTTTCTTTCAACCCAACAAAGTCTGATCGTAACGCCATGTATGAAGCGAGAGTTAACCCAATCGTTTCTATGCCAGGACAAGGAACCGTACTATTCGGTGACAAGACTGCATTATCACGTCCATCTGCATTCGATCGCATCAACGTCCGTCGACTATTCCTAGTCATCGAACGTGCAATCGGTGAAGCAGCGAAACAGGTTCTATTCGAACTGAACGATGACTTCACACGCGCAGAGTTTACAAACATCGTAGAACCATTCCTACGTGAGATTCAGGGTCGTCGTGGTATCACGGATTTCCGTGTAGTTTGTGACGATACAAACAACACGCCACAAATCATTGACCAGAATCAATTCATCGCGTCTGTCTTTATTAAGCCAGCACGTTCAATCAACTACGTCACTCTCAACTTCGTCGCGGTTCGTACCGGCGTCGAATTTGAAGAAGTTGTCGGCACTGTATAAGGAGATTGAACATGTCACTTAGAGTAGACGATTTTAAAGCAAAATTAAAGGGTGGTGGTGCACGTGCTAACTTATTCCGTGTCATCATGAACTTCCCCGCTTATGCTGGTGGAGATTCAGAACTAACTTCATTCATGTGTAAGGCATCACAGTTACCTGCATCAACGGTACCTGCAATTGATGTACCTTTCCGTGGTCGTGTCCTAAAGATTGCGGGTGACCGTACATTCGAAGACTGGAACGTAACGGTAACTAACGACACAGGTTTTGAAGTTCGTGACGCAATGGAACGCTGGATGAACGGCATCAATGGTCACAGTGCAAACTCAGGTCTAACAAGTCCTGTTGCATACCAAGCAGATATGACTGTAGAACAACTTGACAAAGACGGAAGCGTACTAAAATCGTACACATTCCGTGGTGCATTCCCAATCAGTGTCGCATCAATTGAGTTATCATATGACTCAAACGACGCGATCGAGGAATTCCAAGTTGATTTCGCAATCCAATACTGGGAGTCAAATACCACTAGTTAAAGGTATTATAAGTAAGTTTGATGGGGGTGCCTTGCACCCCCTTATACTTGAACTGAGGATCTTATGGCAGATAATGACTCAAACGTTTTCTCCGCATTCGGTTTCGAACTGAAGAGAGCGTCAAAAGAAAAAGATAAAAATAAAGTAACATCTATCGTCCCTAAAGTGGATGAGGATGGTGCTGGTTACGTCACCGCGTCAGGTTCGTACTTCGGACAGTATATTGACATGGAAGGCGGTTCTGCTAAGGATAATCATGGACTCATCGCTAAGTATCGACAAGTCGCGGAACATCCGGAAGTCGATGCTGCAGTTGAAGACATCCTAAACGAATCTATCGTTGCGGGTGAACTAGAATCTACTGTTGCGTTGAACCTAGACAAGGTCGACACCTCAGACAAAATCAAAAACACACTACTCGAAGAGTTCGGCAACATCGTTGCAATGTTGAACTTCGAGGAATACGGTCACGACATGTTCCGTTCATGGTATGTCGATGGTCGTCTATATCACCACCTTGTGGTTGACACATCTAATCCTAAGATGGGGATCCAAGAGATCCGTCCGATCGACTCTGCAAAGATTCGCAAGGTCAAAGAGGTGAAACACAAAACAGATCCAGCAACTGGCGCGAAGTTGGTAGACAAGGTAAATGAGTTTTACATCTACCAAGACAAAGGCGGTACAGGTACTGGTGTCAAGTTGACCTCTGATTCTGTTTCGTATATCACTTCAGGTTTATTGGACAACTCAAAGAAACGTGTCCTATCCTATCTACAGAAAGCAATTAAACCCGTAAACCAGTTGCGCATGATGGAAGACTCGTTGGTCATCTATCGTATGTCTCGCGCACCTGAGCGTCGTATCTTCTACATCGACGTGGGTAACTTACCGAAGGGTAAATCAGAACAATACATCAAAGACATTATGTCGCGTTACCGTAACAAGATCGTTTATGATGCACAGACGGGTGAGATCAAGGATGACCGAAAGCACATGTCGATGCTTGAGGACTTCTGGTTACCACGTCGTGAGGGTGGTCGAGGAACAGAGATCAGTACACTGCCAGGCGGTGAGAACCTTGGTCAGATCGACGACATAATTTATTTCCAAAAGAAGTTGTATCGTTCATTGAACGTGCCCCTATCGCGTCTCGAACAGGAACAACAGTTCGCACTAGGTCGTGCGACAGAGATCAACCGTGATGAGGTTAAGTTTCAGAAGTTCATTGACAGGTTGCGACGTAAGTTTGCAAACCTATTCACAGGTATTTTAAGAAAGCAGTTGTTACTGAAAGGTACATGTACTGAACAAGATTGGGAGTCGTGGAAGAACCACATCCAGATCGATTTCAACCGCGACAACCACTTTGTCGAATTGAAGGAAGCAGAAATACTGCGAGAACGACTACAGACTATGGATCAGGTTTCCACATACGTAGGAGAGTACTTCTCACGTGAGTGGGTTATGAAGAACGTCATGATGTTCAATGATGAGGACATCGCAGAGATGGCGAAACAAGTCGAAGCTGAGAACTCAAACAGCGACGATATGGATGATGATTTTTAAGGAGTATATGTAATGAGTGAAACAACTGAAAATTTAATCGGTGCTTTAGAGGTCGGAAATTTCACTTCTGCCGAAGAACTATTTAACACCATTATGCAAGACAAGGTTCAAGATTCGTTAGACACCGAAAAGATTAGTGTTGCTAATCAGATTTTCAACGGTGTTGAAGCAGAAGATTTAGAAGTAACCGACGAAGAAATCGATGCGGCATTTGAGTCGGGTGATTTTGAGGAATATGTATTCGGACTTGATACGGAAGAACTCGAATAAAATCGATGTTAAAAACTTTTCGTGTATAAATAGACTAATAAGGAGGCAAGATGAAAACTTTTCAAGAAATTCGTGAGGCAAAGGACAAGGTCGTCTTCAACAAGAAGATGTCTGGTTATCCTGTTGTCATTACTAAAGTCGCGAAAGGATTCCATCTAACAATTGACGGAGATTCTGTCGATACCTTTAAGTCGCAAAAAGAAGCGGAAACAACCGCAAAACAAGTCCTGAAGGACTTAGGAAAATAAAATGAAGCTGATTAGCGAATTCGTAGAAAACGACATTGAATGCATCGTTGAAGCCAAAGAGAACGGCGAGAAGAACTTTGTCATTGAAGGTGTATTCGCTCAGGCAGACAAAAAGAATCGTAACGGACGTATCTACCCAAAACCAATTATGGAGAAGGCGGTAAATACGTATGTTGAAAATCAAGTTAGCAAAAAACGTGCTGTTGGGGAACTCAATCACCCTGAAGGTCCGACTGTTAACTTGGATAAAGTTTCTCACCTCATTACTGACTTGAAATTTGAAGGAAATGATGTGGTTGGAAAGGCACAAATATTGGATACCCCAATGGGTCAGATAGTGAAAGGTCTCTTAGAAGGAGGTGTTCAACTAGGTGTGTCAACTCGTGGAATGGGAAGTCTTGAGAGTAAAAACGGCGTAATGTACGTCAAAGATGATTTTATTCTTGCTACGGTAGATATCGTGCAAGATCCATCGGCACCGGAAGCTTTTGTTAATGGGATTATGGAAGGTGTGGATTGGGTCTGGAATAATGGAATCTTAGAACCTCAAGCTATTGAAGATATTGAGACTGAAATTAAGCAAGCACATATCGCACATCGTCCTGAAGTGCAGATTCGTGAATTCAAGAATTTCCTCTCGTTAATCAAATCTAAACTATAAAGGAGTCACTATGACTGATTTAAATCAAGCAGTAGAAAGTGAAATCCGCGATACTGAGATTGAGTCTAACGAAATCGTGGAGGAAACTCTCGAAGAAGCAGCACCAGAAAACAAAGATGCAGTCACTGAACCAGAAGCACAGGCTTCAGTTGACAAGGCATCCGATGCTGCTCCAAAGGCTACCCCACCAAAAACCAAGGCGGGAATGATCAACGCAATGCATAATAAGTTAATGACATCTAGTAAATCAGATGTTCAAGCTGCTTATAACAAGATGCATGAAGGTGTTGTAAATGCCGAAGACTTGGTAGCAGAAGAAGTGGACACTGCGTCCGAACTTGCTGCTATTGTTGAAGGTGAAGCGACTCTATCTGAAGAGTTCAAGAAAAAGACATCTGTAATCTTCGAAGCGGCTGTAAAGTCAAAGCTTTCAGAAGAGATCACACGTCTTGAAGAGAACTACGCGGTAGAACTTGCTGAAGAAGTCGAAACAATCAAAACTGACCTAGTCGGTAAGGTTGATTCATACCTAAACTATGTAGTTGAAACTTGGATGGAAGATAACAAGGTTGCTATTCAGAACGGTCTACGTACTGAAGTCGCAGAGTCTTTCATGAACAACATGCGTGATCTATTCGTAGAATCATACATCGAAGTTCCAGAAGCCAAGGTCGACCTAGTTGACGAACTTGCAGGACAAGTAGAAGAGTTAGAAGAACGTCTAAACAACACTACTGGTGATGCAATTTCACTAGCTGAAGAACTTGAAACTTATAAGCGTAACACTATCATCGCTGAGGCATCACGTGATTTAGCAGATACACAAGCGGAGAAGTTAAAGGGTCTCCTAGAAAGCGTTGACTTTGAAAACGAAGAATCTTTCGTTGCGAAGGTTAACACTGTCAAGGAATCATACTTCTCAAAAGAAATCCCAGAGCAACTTGAAGAATCTGTCGAAGAAACGACAGAGGAAGAAGTAGAGGTTTCATCTGTAATGGAGAATTACCTACACGCTCTTCGTAAAACCACTAAGCAATAAGGAATAGTAAAATGCAATCATTCGATACATTGATTGAGAAGTGGTCACCAGTACTTAACGAAGAATCTGCTGGCGCGATCACTGATCCACTACGTAAGGCAGTAACTGCTGCCGTCCTAGAAAACCAAGAACGTGCTCTAATGGAAGAGCGCAATGCAACAGCAGGTTTCCTAGCAGAAGCACCAACCAACTCAACTGGTGGTGCAATTTCGAACTGGGATCCAGTTCTAATCTCACTAGTACGTCGCGCAATGCCAAACCTAATGGCATACGACCTATGTGGTGTCCAGCCAATGTCTGGTCCAACTGGTCTAATCTTCGCGATGAAGTCACACTACAACGGTCAGGGACCAGGCAACGAAGCACTAGGTCTTGATGAACCACAATCTGGTTTCTCTGGTGCAGTCGATGCAACAGGCGAATCTTCAGGTCTTGCTGGTCTACAAACTGACGGAACTGGTCGTGAACTAGGTCTACCAGGCCGACCAATGTCTACAGGCGCTTCTGAGTCTCTAGGTGAAGTTGACGGTTCATTCAAGGAAATGGGTTTCTCAATCGAGAAGCAGAGCGTTGTTGCTAAGTCACGCGCACTGAAGGCTGAGTACTCACTAGAACTTGCGCAAGACCTAAAGGCAATCCACGGTCTAGACGCAGAAACAGAACTTGCAAACATTCTGTCTACAGAAATCCTTGCAGAGATCAACCGTGAAATCGTTCGCACAATCAACTCTCAAGCGGTTCTAGGTGCACAGACTTCTAACGTCGCTGCTCCAGGCATCTTTGACGTATCAACAGACGGCGACGGTCGCTGGTCTGCTGAGAAGTTCAAGGGTCTTGCAATGCAAATCGATCGTGAAGCAAACGCAATCGCGAAGGCTACACGTCGTGGTAAGGGTAACATCGTTGTATGTTCATCTGACGTTGCTACTGCACTTGCTGCTTCTGGTCAACTAGACTACACGCCAGGCGCTGGTCTATCAGTAGATGATACTGGTAACACATTCGCTGGTACTCTAAACGGTCGTCTACGCGTATTCATCGACCCATATGCAACTGTTGATTACCTAACAGTTGGTTATAAGGGTTCAAACGCATACGACGCAGGTATGTTCTACTGCCCATACGTACCACTACAGATGGTCAAGGCTGTTGCAGAAGATACATTCCAACCTAAGATTGGTTTCAAGACTCGTTACGGCATGGCGTCAAACCCATTCGTATCAGGTCCAGGCCAACACGATATGTCTAACACAGCAGGTGCGAACACATACTACCGCATCTTCCGCGTTGACAACCTAATGGTCCAAGGATCATAATAAAAAAGAACTAGTCTACTAGTCATTTTGGGGAGTCTTCGGACTCCCTTTTTTTTGTGTATAAATAATTCGATAACGAGGATAGATTATGAGCGTAACATCAAACACAAACCTTTTACAACCTACGGGATTCCGTATCGTAATTGAGCGCGCGAAATATGGTAACCTTGAATTCTTTGCGCAGTCAGTAACACACCCAGGCTCTACAGCAACACCTTTTGAGATGCCTGTTCCAAAAACACAAAGATTTCCTGTTGCCGCTGACACAATAGAATATTCGGATTTGTCAATTAGTCTCATCCTAGACGAAGACATGGTCGCTTATAAAGAAATGCAAGATTGGATGCAACGCACCGTAGATTCGTCTGAGGATTTATCTCACGATATCACGATTATTATTCTCACCAGTCACAACAATGCAAACATCAAAATAACATATGAAGGATGTCTTCCCACCCAGATAGGTTCGGTCGAATTGAACGCTACTGCCGGAGACGTTGCATATATAACATACGAAACATCATTTAGGTTTACTAAATTCACTATATCATGATGGTAAAATTAGATATAAAGAACCGGAACCTCTTGGAGATTCTAGAAGACTTCCGATATACGTATCGAGAGTTGTATCAACCCGAACAGACAAACCGATGTCTGGTCGAGGAGTTGCGTGGACAGTCAGACCACTACACGGGCGAAGAGGAGATGTGGCGCGTCATCGACGAAGGTCGTGGACACAGAGGTGCCGCAGAGAACTCCTTCTGTTATCCTATCAAACCCGATCACTACTTTGGGACACACCCAGAAGAATACCGCAAGACGTGGAACACACTGAACTCCAGTTTAATGGAGGAACTAGGTGTGCAACACAGTGCACTCTCAACACTCTACCCGCCAGGCGGTTTCATCGGTTGGCATAATAACGCAGACGCATCCGCATACAATGTGATCTTCACGTGGTCCGAGAGAGGAGACGGGTGGTTCAAATATGTCGATCCTAAGACCGAACAAGTCATAACGGTGCAAGACGAACAGGGGTGGAATTGCAAAGCGGGATACTTTGGAGACTACGATTCAGGTAATGTAGTCTACCATGCCGCAAGAACAGAATGTTACCGTATGACTCTCAGTTACGTGTTGGGTCATGACGAAGACTATTGGAAAGATTGTATTGAAACGATCACCGATATGTGATATAATGTAGTTTTGAAAACCCCACGGATTATACATGCTTAATATTGAAGTGATACACAAGGAGTGGACAGAGGACTCTGTTATTCCTATGCACCAACTGGATGAGACATCACGTCAAATCCCCATGCTACACGCAAAGTATTTAGAATACCTCACCGTAACCAAACTTACCCTACGTCGCGCAGAGGCGTCACAGAAGATCCTGTTGAAGGAGAAGTGGTTGTACTACAACGGTAAGATGGACCCACAGACTCTACAGGAGAAGGGGTGGGATCCAGATCCATTCAACGGTCTCAAGATTCTCAAGGGTGAGATGGACTACTATTACGACTCCGACCCAGAGATCTCTAAGTCTGAAGACAGAATCTTCGCACTTAAAGCACAGATAGATAGTCTTACAGATATTCTTAACATGATCAAATGGAGGCATTCGACGATCAAGAACATGATTGATTATCGTCGATTCGAGGCTGGTGGATAACAAGATTCGCATTAGGATGAAGGACTACTCCCATTTTATGGTAGAGGCCCATCCAGCCCAAGAGAATGAATTGAAGGAATACTTCTCGTTCTTTGTGCCTGGCTACAAGTACATGCCTGCATATAAGTCTCGACACTGGGACGGAAAAGTCAAACTCTATAACATGATGACTAAACAGATGAACGTGGGTCTCTACACGCACCTGCGGAAGTTCTGCGCGGATCGTTTCTACCCACTGGAGATTGTTGAAAATGAGACTTATGGGATTCCTTCGTTCCGTGAAGACATCGACCATCCTGCCCTTATTGACTTTCTATCTCTGCTTGATGCTCCTTTTAAACCACGAGACTATCAATACAAAGCAATTTCTCATGGGGTGGAACACCGAAGATGTATCCTTCTTTCTCCCACTGGTAGCGGGAAGTCATTTATTATATACAATCTTTTACGGTATTGCTACGAAGTCACCGAAGGAAAAATTCTAGTTATCGTTCCAACCACGTCTTTGGTCGAACAGATGTACAAAGATTTTGAAGACTACGGTTATGACGTAGATGAGTTCTGTCACCGCATCTACTCCGGTAAGGAAAAGGTCACTGATAAACGTGTCATTATATCCACATGGCAATCCATTTATAAATTTGGCAAGGAGTGGTTCGAACAGTTCGACTCGGTCTTTGGTGATGAAGTGCACCTGTTCAAGGCAAAGTCACTGACTACCATGATGGACAAGTGTGTCAACGCAAAATATCGTTTCGGTCTTACGGGTACTCTCGATGGGACAGAGACAAACAAACTTGTTCTAGAAGGTCTTTTCGGTCCAACGATGGTTGTTACTAGAACTGTTGAGTTACAAAAGACAAAAGAACTTTCGGAACTAGACATCTCTATTTTGCTACTTAGATATCACAATGATGTCTGCCAACAAGTTAAGGAGATGTCGTATCAGGAAGAGTTAGATACGATCGTCACCTACGAACCCCGCAATCGATTTATCAGTAAATTAACACTCGATCAGTCAGGCAACACCCTCGTGATGTTTCAGTTCGTTGAAAAACACGGAAAGGTTCTGCACGAGATGATCAAATCTATGGCTGAAGAAGGACGTAAAGTATTCTATGTATCTGGTGAAGTAGATGCCACAGACAGAGAACAAATAAGAGGGATAGTAGAAAAAGAAAATGATGCAATTATCGTTGCTTCTCTTGGTACTTTTAGTACTGGTATTAACATCCGCAATCTTCATAATATTGTATTTGCGACACCATCCAAGTCTCAAGTCAAAGTACTCCAATCGATTGGTCGTGGTCTTCGTCAGTCTGATGATGGTCGGACTACTCGACTTTTTGATATTGCTGATGATCTTCATATTAGGAATCACAAGAACTTTACACTAAAACATAGCGCTGAAAGGATTAAGATATATACTAAAGAAGGATTTAAATACAAGATTTATCCTATAAACCTTAAACCAATAAAAGTAGAAGAAGATGTCGAAAACAACCTCTTTGGTTAAACATTTAAAATTAATAACGGGTGAAGAACTAGTTTGTGAATTGATGAGCGAAACTGGAGACTCACTTATAATTCGAAACGCACTGTCTTTGATTGAAAAAGATCTGAGCAACGGTGGTAAGTACTATGCGTTTAAAACTTTTATGGTATATCAAGACAGTCCCCAAAATGTTATGATTGTCTTCTTTGATAAGATCATGTCAGTTGCTGTTCCAACAGAAGAGATGTATGCTTCTTACGGTGATGCTATAAAAGAGATGAACGAGTACAATGAGGAACAAGAACTCAAGAAAGAAGATAAAGATGAGTGGGATAGTGATCTGTCTCTAGAAGAGTTCTTAAATGAAATGGACCGTAATAATGACTTCATGGATTCTGACGTAGAAGGAATGATCAAGAATTAGGGCTATACTATTCTCCCCTTTGGTTAAAGAGATTATACAGTATAAATTACATTCTGTCAAGACTTTTTTAAAATATTATGAAAATAGGTTTCACATGTTCAACGTTCGACCTTCTACACGCAGGTCACGTCCAACTTCTACGTCACGCTAAAGATCGGTGTGACTACCTGATAGTAGGTCTACAGACAGACCCCACTATCGATCGCCCCAACACCAAGAACAAACCCATACAAACTTTGGTTGAAAGATACACTCAACTGAGGGCGGTTAGTTATGTCGATGAAATTATCCCATACCAAACGGAACGAGATCTCGAAGATATTTTGTCTCTATATAATTTGGATGTTCAGATATTGGGCGAAGAATATCGTGAGAAGGATTTCACTGGAAAGGATATCGGTCGTAAACGGGGAATAGAGTTTTATTTTAATGAAAGATCTCATAGATTTTCTTCAAGTGAATTGCGACAAAGAGTCGCCTATAGATCAGAAATTGGATTGACACACAGGTCGAAATAGGGTATAATTACCTCATTAAATTTTGGAAGTTGTATATCATGAAACCTAAAGAAAAACCACATTACGTCAATAATAGAGACTTTTCTAACGCAGTCGTCGAGTACTGTACTTCTGCCCAAGAGGCAAAAGATGTCGGTGAGTCCACACCGATCGTTACAGATTATATCGCTTCCTGCTTCCTAAAGATCGCAGAGGGTCTCTCTCATAAAGCAAACTTTGTTCGTTATACCTATCGTGAAGAGATGGTCATGGATGCGGTCGAGAACTGTCTCAAGGCGATCGAGAATTACGATATCGAAGCTGCAACCCGATCGGGCAAACCAAACGCATTTGCTTACTTTACACAGATCTCATGGTATGCATTCTTGCGTCGGATCCAAAAGGAAAAGAAACAACAAGACGTAAAGATGAAGTTCATCGCAGAGGCGGACATCGGCGAGTTCCTTGATGATGATGGTGAAGGATATGGAAATATGCAATATGCGTCTCCCTTCATTGACACCCTACGTATGCGTATCGATGCAGTTAAAGGTGCTGACCAAGAGTTTAAAGAGTACGCGAAAGAAGAGAAGAAACGTAAACGTCGCGCAGTAAATGTTGATTCGGACTTATCGGAGTGGATGGAATAATGTGGACTTATGAATGTAAAGCGGGAACCTATAAAGAGAGTTCCCTACCTCGCTTGGTGTGGACTATTCTTACACACCGACTACATCACCTCATACAAGACGGAAAATTTTCAGATTAAACTTGACAAACCCCTCACACTATAGTATAATGTGTGTCTAAATTAGTAAAAGTTTAACGCGGGAGTTCGTTATGGAGACAGTGAATACCCTTCCCTGTAGTAGGTGAAATCCCTACATCCCGCTCCAATTACTGAGAGTTTATGAAGATCGCTATATTGAATGATACCCACTGTGGGTGTCGTAATTCGTCTGAAATTTTTATGGATTACCAAGAACGCTTCTATACAGAAGTGTTTTTCCCTTTTCTGTTAGAAAACAACATCACCCAAATCCTACACCTTGGAGACTACTACGACAATCGTAAGACGGTCAATCTCAAGGCGCTCAGTCATAATCGAAGAATCTTCTTAGATAAATTGCGTGAGTATAACATCCACATGGACATCATCCCAGGCAATCATGATGTCTATTTTAAAAACACCAATGAACTCAATTCCCTGAAAGAGTTGATGGGTCACTACATGAACGAGGTCGACATTCTTATGGATCCGATCGTGCGTGACTACGATGGTATTAAGTTCGGTCTTGTACCTTGGATCTGTCCAGAGAATGAGGAAGAGTGTTTAAAGTTCCTAGAGAATTGTGGTGCAGATGTCATCGGTGGCCACTTTGAACTCGCAGGGTTTGAAATGGACAAGGGTTTAGTATGTAAAGAAGGTATGGACTCCACGCCTCTACAAAAGTTCGAGACGGTCCTGTCTGGACACTTCCATACCAAGTCATCTCAGGGTAACATACACTACCTTGGTGCCCAGATGGAGTTCTTCTGGAACGATGCGCACGATCCTAAGTACTTCCACATCTATGATACAGAAACACGAGAACTTGTTCCCGTGAAAAATGGTGTGACTATCTTTCACAAGATTTATTATGACGAAGACATCGTAAACTATTTCGAAGACCTATCTTACCTTGATGGCAAGTTCGTTAAGTTGATTGTGACTAACCGATCGGACATGAAAAAATTCGAAAGGTATGTAGACCGCATCCAACAACAAAAGATCCACGAACTGAAGATCGCCGAAGACTTCCGTGAGTTCCGTGGTGAAAATGTGGGTGATAGTGAAATAAGTGTTGACGACACCCAAACTCTAATCTATAATTATATCCAAGATGTGGATACTGACCTAGATAAAGATCGAATTAAAGGACTTGTGTCTGAACTAATGGTAGAGGCGCAGAGCGTAGATGTTGCATGATTAAATTTCAGAAACTCCGTTGGAAGAACTTTCTTTCTACGGGTGACTACTTTAATGAGATCGACTTTCTAGAGAATCCAACAAACTTAGTGGTTGGTGAGAACGGCGCGGGCAAGTCTACTATGTTGGATGCCCTGTCGTTCGCTCTCTTTGGTAAGGCGCATCGTAAGATCAATAAAGCACAACTAGTAAACACCATCAATAATAAAGACTCCAGATGTGAAGTCGAATTTATTGTTAATGGTGTTCAATATAAAGTTATTCGTGGTATCAAACCCGCCAAGTTCGAGATTTGGAAGGACGGTACCATGATCAATCAAAGCGCACACGCGCGTGAGTACCAAGAGATTCTTGAGAAGAACATCCTACAGATGTCTCACAAGAGTTTCCACCAAATTGTTGTTCTCGGTTCGTCGTCTTTTATCCCATTCATGCAACTCAACTCTACTTCTCGGCGTGATGTGATCGAAGACCTTCTTGATATTAACATATTTTCCAAAATGAATGTGATACTCAAGGAGAAAATCTCTCTCCTCAAAGGCGAACTCGAGAACAACAACCATTCTATTGAGATGGTTAGAACACGCATATCTTCTCAAAAGAAGTATATCCGTGATCTTAGCGCCATCAACACTGCGCATCGTAAAGAAAAAGAAGAAGAGATCAAAAGTCTCAACGATGATATCGCAACTTTCAATGAAGTCAACGCAGAACTGTCCGAAACCGTCAATAATTTGTTACCTTCGGTCACAGAAGAATTAAGCAAAATGCGTACCAATAAGACTAAATTGGAGAAGTATCGCACTAAATTTGATACACAGGTTAAGTCTGTTGTTAAAGAAGCAAAGTTCTTTGATGATAATGAAGTGTGTCCTACATGTGACCAAGACATCGGTGATGAACTGCGCAATAGTAAAAAGTCCGCTGCGAATGAACGTGCACGTGAACTACAGAAACTTATGGTTCAGGCGGATGCTCAGTTGAATGATTACCAAACCCAGATCGATAAACTTGAAGAAGACATGGCAGATCTGCTGCATAAACAAAATCTTATGAACAATAATATGCAGTTAATCGCCCGTCTGACTCAGAACGTTCAGAAGATCCAGAATGATCTCGCAGATATGGCTGACAGTTCTGGTGATATGTCTCAGGCAAACAAAGACCTCAATAACCTTGATGAAGAGTTACATACACTAAACGACAGCAAGTACACGCTCAACGAGAAGTCGTCTTACAATCGTGTTGCGTCCGAACTACTCCGCGACACTGGTATCAAGACCAAGATCATCAAACAATACATTCCGGTCATCAACGAACTCACCAACAAGTATCTACAGACGCTGGACTTCTTCGTCCACTTTGAGTTGGATGAGAGTTTCAATGAGACCATCCGATCGCGTTACCGTGACACCTTCTCGTATGACTCGTTTTCAGAAGGTGAGAAACAAAGAATCGACTTGTCTTTACTATTCACTTGGAGACACATCGCCAAGATGAAGAACTCCGTATCAACTAACCTGTTGATCCTAGATGAGACGTTCGATTCGTCTCTCGATGGCGAGGGTGTCGACAACCTAATGAAGATCATTGACACTCTCAAGGAAGACACCAACGTATTTGTAATCTCTCACAAGACCGAACTGGAGGACGCCCACTTCGAACGCAAACTGTCGTTCGTTAAGGACAAAAACTTTAGTCGAATGCGAGATATTACTTGACACTGACTGGATATTGTTATATAATGTCCCACATATTAACTGAGGAATCCACATGGAACTATCAACCCGAACTGTCGAGATCCTACGAAACTTCTCGACGATTAATCAAAACATCGTAGTCAATGGCGGCAACGTCATCAAGACTATGTCTATTGCAAAGAACATTGTATCTCAAGCAGAGATTGATGAAACCTTTCCTAGTTCATTCGGTATCTACGATCTGTCGGAGTTTTTGTCGGTGTTGTCCCTTGTAGACAATCCTTCAATCGAGTTTGGTGAAAACTTCTGTACCGTATCAGACGGCAGTGGTCTTTCCTCAGTTCGTTATTTCTACTCAGATCCAGAGATGCTTTCTGCACCTAAGAAAGAGATCATCATGCCTGAGTGTGAGGTCAGATTTCTACTCACTAACGAAACCCTAAGTAAGATCAAACGTGCATCGTCTGCATTGGGTTATGATGAAATTTCAATTAGTCCCGATGGAAACGCTGTACGTATTGATGTCGTTGATATTAACAATACGACTTCAAATTCATACTCAATTCAAGTTGAAGGTCAGTTCCCAGAGGATGCAGATTTCAAATTTGTTATTGGGGTAAATAACCTGAAATTGTTGGGTGATGATTATGAGGTTTCGATTTCAACTAAGTTGATTTCTAGTTTCCGATCAACATCTGGCAAAACCGAATACTTTATTGCACTTGAAAAGTCATCAACATACGGAGCATAAAATGACTGAAGACCAAGCTACATTTTACGACCTCGCAAACCGCGTTGCCCGTTCATGTGTCGCAGTAGTAGATACTGTTGTAACGCGTGGTGGGTTTAAGGGTGAGGAACTTACAACTATCGGACAACTACGTGACCAAGCAATTCAAGTGGTTGCGTTGTACGAGAAGTTGGCAAAAGAACACGCAGAGTCTGCCGCAGAAGAAGACTCTGAGTAAACCCTTTGGGGCGGTGGGTAACTTCTCTTTCACCGCGAATACTTTATTATGATTCACCCACCGCCCCGTTTTTTTTTTTATGAAACTGTATGATCCCCTAATCGCAAAAGAGACCTCAATCCATGTTGCACTTGGGACGGTCATCAACTATCCACTTAACATCTTCTACACATGGTTAGCAGTTGTTAAGTGGGGTATCACGGACCCTATAACTTTGTCCACTATTCTTACTGTCGGAATATCCTTCGTCGCGTTCACTCGCATATACATAGTAAGGACTCTTACAGAAAGACGTAAGACCAAACTTAATAAAGATATGCCGCTATAGCTCAGCCGGTAGAGCAACTGACTTGTAATCAGTAGGTCCGGAGTTCGATTCTTCGTGGCGGCACCACTTTGGAGACACCGTGAATTTATCTACTCAGGTATCAGACACATTTGCTCGGTCTATGACTGCGTTCTTTCGTCTGTTTGCAGATCTCTTTTTCCGCAAGCGTTACGGTCACCGTGCACTCGTTTTAGAAACAGTTGCGGGTGTGCCAGGCATGGTTGCGGGTATGATGACCCACCTCTACAGTCTACAAGCATTTAAGAAAGGACACGGTACCAAGATACACGAGATGCTCGCAGAGGCGGAGAACGAAAGAAAACACCTCATGTTTTTCATGGAGGTGATCCAACCGTGGTTCATTGAACGTGTAATCATCATCCTTGCCCAGTTTATCTTCTGGCACTACTATCTGGTGATGTTTGTTCTATTCCCCCGAACCGCACACCGCATGACTGGATACTTCGAACAGGAAGCGGTACAAAGTTACACAAATTATTTGGAACTGATCAAGGCCGGAGAGATCGAAGATGTCCCCGCACCACAGATCGCAATTGATTACTATAGCGAACTCCATGAGTTTTCTAAGTTGTCTGATATGATTAAGTGCGTCCGTAATGATGAGATGCACCATGCTAAAGTCAACCACGCATATGCGTCCGGGCGACTATAGTATAAACTGATTGTTTTTATCGATAGAACCGATCGTATTTGTCGCATTCTTGTGGATAAATAGATTGAAGAAATCGGTTTACACGAAAGGGATAATGCGGTATAATGTCCCCCTATTATATTATGGAGTAGTAAATGAGTAACGAATTCTTGTGGGTGGAGAAGTACCGCCCGAAAACTGTATCCCAAACTATCCTACCCACAGAACTGAAAGACACTTTTCAGAACATTGTGGACGGTGGAGAAATCCCGAACATGATGTTCAGTGGGACTGCTGGGACAGGTAAAACTACAGTCGCTCGTGCGATCTGCGAGGAACTGGAGTTAGATTACATCGTAATCAACGGGTCCGAAGAAGGCAACATTGACACACTACGAGGAAAGATCAAACAGTTCGCTTCTTCCGTCTCGTTGGCTGGTGGTTACAAGGTCGTCATTCTCGATGAGGCAGACTATCTAAATCCTCAGTCAACCCAACCTGCATTGCGGGGGTTTATTGAGGAGTTCTCGAACAACTGTCGTTTTATTATGACATGTAACTTCGATAACAAGATCATCGACCCATTACACTCACGATGCACTAAGATCGCGTTCAGTGCCACCAAGAAGACTCTCCAGTCTCTCTCGGCGGAGTTTATGCAACGCGCGATGACCATTCTCCAGACGGAGGGTGTAGATTATAATAAGGATGTCCTTGCGCAGGTCATCATGAAACACGCACCGGATTGGAGGCGTGTTCTGAATGAGTTGCAGAAAGGATCGATTTCGGGGTCACTGAATGTGGCGTCTGTTCTCAACGGAGAAGTCGTGGACAACTACACTCAGTTGTTCGGCGCAATCCGTGATAAAAACTTTAAGAAGATGAGGTCATGGGTCGTCAATAACATTGACGTAGAACCAGCGGCGGTGTTCCGTGGTGTCTACGATCGTATGTATGACCATGTCTCCCCGAATAGTATTCCACAACTTGTTTTGATACTTGCTGACTATCAATACAAGAATGCGTTTGTCGCAGATCATGAATTAAACATGGTCGCCTGTCTCACAGAGGTGATGGCAAACGTGGAGGTCAAAGCGTGAGTCCGTTTGATTTCCTAAACAGCATTAACAGTACCAAGGTAAATTTACTCGATAAGGATCCGGAAAATATTAATCAATACAATAGCTTCCTAGTAAATAGGTCGCTTTCATACTTTCCAGATACTGTGTTAATTAGTAACGAAATGAACAGGTTGCATCATATAGATGCGAGACTTCAACACGATTTTCTTATAAATATTATACGTAGGAAAAAACGTTTCTCGAAATGGGATAAACCCCAAAGTACAGATATCGAGTGTATCAAAGAGTATTACGGATATAGCGATTCCAAAGCGAAGCAGATTATTGGACTCTTAACCTCGGAACAATTACAAGAACTCAAACATAAGGTTAATAAAGGTGGAAGAGAATAATCTAGTTCAATGGAACTCAGAGATGATGTTAGAGATCACCCTAGCAGAACCTGATGATTTCCTAAAAGTTAGAGAAACACTTACTCGTATAGGGGTCGCCTCACGTCGCGACAACACCCTATTTCAATCGTGCCATATCCTACATAAACAGGGTAGGTACTTTATCGTCCATTTTAAGGAGTTATTTTTACTGGACGGCAAGAAGTCAAACTTAGAAACGACGGACATGGAACGTCGTAACACGATAGCAACCCTTCTACAGGATTGGGGTCTGGTATCAATCGTAAACCCAGAAGTTGCACAAGATTGCGCTCCTATGCGACAGATCAAAATAATTTCGTATAAGGAAAAGTCAAAGTGGAATCTGCAACCGAAATACAACATCGGTAATAACTAATGGCGAAAGAATATTATGACATTTTTGAAGGTCGCGAAGACAATATTCGCGACAAAGTCCCATTCATAGGTCGACTTCCTTTTGATATGGAGTCGAATTATGGGTGGACGCAGTTCATGGAAATGATGGACTCGCATCCAGATGACCTATACGATCGTAACTCAGATAAGATGCGTATTGGTCTTAATGCTTTCCATTCTCGCGGCAGTGCGCCAGAGTTTGCAAAGAACATTTACGAAGAAATGCAAGAAGTATTTGCACTTCACGAAAACAAGATCACTAACATTGCGTTTAGTGGATTTGGTCGTGCTAGTGGATCTTATCCTTGGCATAAGGATTCGATGGACGTATTCTTGGTTCAGGTTATCTCTACCGTGGGTCTCAAAGTAGAACACATTAATGACGAGGAACCTTTTGATTTCGAGCCAGGCATGTTCGTCTATTTGCCAAGGGGAACCCATCACCAAGTATTCCCAAGGGTGTCTCGTGTTTCTTTCTCGTTCGGTGTGGAGGGTGATCCGGACCCATCAAAATACTACTGAGGAAATTCTCATGTCTGGTAAAAACGTTGTATCGTTATCAGAGGTCTTGAAAAAAAAACAGGATAAAGAGAAAGAACTTGAAATGTATCGAAGACATCTCACAATGATCGAAGACCGCATGGCCTTCCTAGAGATGGATCGAAAAGTTACGATGGAAATCATCGATATGATCGAAAATGATGCCGTCGTAGTCGTTGATGATTCTCTACCTATTATACGTATAGATAATGACGACTATGATGACCTAGATGATTGAATAGTTAAATATTCACATGTCTAGTGTTACCTTTATACTCATAACGAGTATATATACTATCGACCTGCCACATAAGTGGGGGTTATTTTAAACTTGCTTAAAACTAAGGAGTTAGCAACATGACATTAACAGCAAAACAACTGTTCCCACGTTCAGCATTCGTCGGATTTGATACTATGATCGACGAACTAGACAGGGTCGCACGACACTCGGGTGATACGTTCCCCCCGCATAATATTCTAAAGACGGGAGAGGATCAATACCTAATCGAGTTAGCCGTCGCCGGTTTCACGGAAGACGAACTCGAAATCGAAGTAAAGAACCGAACACTTAGCATTCGAGGGTCTGTAAACGACACTAGAGAGTATATTCATAAAGGCATTTCGACGAAAAGATTTGAACGTCAGTTCCGTCTGTCGGAGTATGTTGAAGTAATGGGAGCTGATTTCAGGAACGGATTACTAGCCATTTCATTGGAAGTAATAATCCCTGAAAGTCAGAAGCCTCGTAAAGTAGCAATTAATGGGACTAGTATATTAAGTCCACAACTTTTAAACGAGGAGAACAACAATGGAGAAGAGCAACCGAGCCAACTCTAGGTTAGAAGAGATGGGTTGGATGTTCGCAGGACTATCAAGCGTATTCGTGGTAGCCGTCTGTGTCCAACAACTAATGTAATAAATAAGGGAACTTAGGTTCCCTTTTTTATATATGAACATAAATCACTACAGACAAAAAGGTTGGGTCGTCATTGAGTCCGCACTAAACCCACACGAAGTCGATATGGTCAAACGCATCGGTGAGGACATGCGCCTCCATGCCGCAGACTATTCCACGTGGAGTGGTATCTCGTGCGCAGGCAACTTTGACGATCGACTGTTTCAGTCTTACACCAGTGACATCATGAAAGGACTCGCACGTGAAATCTTAGGGAATGAGGTCTATCTATTCAACGATCAGATCGTCATCAAACTGCCCAACGACCGACTCCGTTTCGAACCTCACAAGGACAACCAATATGGACCCAACAGTGATGGATCCATCCATACGGTCAATATGTCTTGGATACTTGACGACTTCACCGAAGAGAACGGAACCCTTGAGTTGCAGAACCAAGACGATGGAGAGTGGGTTACTATATACCCTAAGAAAGGTGACATCGTAGCGATACAGGGGAACACCTATCACAGATCCGGTAAGAACAGGTCTATCTACAGTAGAGGTTTGTACGCTTGCGTTTACACAGAATCCCCGATACACCTTGAAGGATTTTACACTCAGAGATTCGTATGAAAGTAGTTCAGATCGTCATAAAGGGAAACAAAGTATCCGAAGAATATGCCGCACTCTCGCAGTATTCATTCGAACGCGCCTTGCGTGAGGGATATATTGATTCTATAGAACATTTCGATGCTATCACCCCAGAGTCTGAAGACTTCCAAGAACACGTAGACCGATACACATGGTCGCGTAGTTTGATGACACTGGACAATAAGAAGTTCGGACAACCAAAGGAAGACCACTCACCAACAGAGAAGGCGGGGATGTGTTCTCACTGGGAGATCATGCGTCAGTGTGCGGTTAGCGGTGAACGCGTGTGGGTCATCGAGCATGACACGTGGATGTTAGAAGAACGGTACGAGTCCTTTAAGGCTCTGGTCACTCTAACACCCGAAACTCTCTATGCAAACATTGGACTGTTCATGGGTATGTATTCCCTCGACCCAAGATTCTGTCACTGGGCGTATCACATGTTGACTACCAATGACTTTCCAATAAACTGCGGTCCTTACTGTGTTCTTCAACGTCTTTTCAGAACATACACCACAAATCACCTATCACATCCGGATATTAATTACTACGGAAAGCACATTACTTCTTTACACCCATGGCATAACTGTGATACTATAGGCGTTGGTCGTGAAATTGGGAAGTTCTTTAATACAAATGATCCATTGGATAAATCACACGGGTTACCTACACCTACTACTCAGGTTGTTTCGAAAGGGCTCTCTGTCACTCAGGAACACCATAGTTACAAACAACAACTACAAGATGAACCTTGGAAAAGGCACAAGTTTTTCAAAGTTATTGATTGACACTGACCTCACAATGGGATATAATACGTCCCATGAGTAAATTTTATACATCCGTGTTGCGAATGGGCAACAACATACTATACCGCGGCTATGAGAATGGACAACAGTTCAAGTTGCGCGTACCCTTCAAACCCAAACTCTATGTTACCGGAAATTCTCCGTCAGACTGGAGAACTCTAGATGGCACCTCTGTCACGGAAATGCAGTTCGATTCCATGAAAGAAGCGACTGAGTTTACAAAACAATATCGTGAGGTTTCTAACTTCAAGGTCTACGGTATGACCAACTACGCGATGCAGTTCATCGCGGAGACTTTCCCCAATAACATTAAATTTGAACGTAAAGATGTTCGAGTTCTCAATATTGATATTGAGGTCGCTTCAGATCAAGGTTTTCCGTCTCCAGATGTTGCGGAACATCCGATAATCTCTATCGCGATTCGCAAGAACGATGGTATGTATTGGGTCTGGGGACTCAACGACTACACGCCCACGCGCGAGGACGTTCTGTTCATTAAGTGTGATAATGAGGACGACCTACTGCGTAAGTTCGTAGACCACTGGGTTGCCTACTCACCGGACATCGTCACCGGATGGAACACACGATTCTTCGATATCCCCTACATCGTCAACCGATGCTACCGAATGTATGGTGACGACACTTTATTAAAACGTCTGTCACCTTGGGGTGCAGTACGTGAACGTGTACAGAAGATCAATGGGCGTGACAATCAAGAATACATCATTGAGGGTATGGAACACCTTGATTATATTGAAATCTTCAAGAAATTTACATACAACACCTTGGGACAACAAGAGTCATATCGACTTGACCACATCGCCCACGTCGTCCTAGACGAACGTAAACTTTCATATGAGGAACACGGAAACCTACACACTCTCTATCGTGAGGACTACCAGAAGTTTATTGACTACAACGTCAAAGACGTGGAGTTGGTACACAAACTCGATGAGAAACTCGACCTTATTTCTCTGGTTCTGACTATGGCGTATCGCGGTGGTGTGAACTACGGAGACACCTTGGGTACCACGAACATTTGGGACTCGATCATCTATCGACTTCTGAATAAGAACAAGATCGCAATCCCACCCAAGACCGAAAAACCGAAGACTCCATATCCAGGCGGTTATGTTAAAGAACCACAGGTAGGATCGCATGAATGGGTCACCTCGTTCGACTTGAACTCTCTATACCCGAACATCATTGTTCAGTATAACATGTCTCCAGAGACCGTTATGGACGGTCTGGTGGACGCATCGGTAGAGTCTTTCCTTGATGGTCAACAGATACAAGGTGAAGGATATTCCCTCGCGCCCACGGGTGTGCGATTCTCTCACGAACATAAAGGCATCATTCCACAGATCATTGAACAATATTACTCTGAACGTAGAATCGTCAAAGATGAGATGTTAAAGTTAGATCAAGAGTATCAGAACAATCCTAACAAGATATTGCAGTATAAGATTACCGCATTAAACAACCAACAGATGGCAATCAAGATCCTAATGAACTCACTTTATGGTGCGTTGGGTAATAAGTGGTTCCGTTACTTCGATCAGCGGGTCGCTGAGTCTATCACGATGGCGGGTCAGTTGGCGATCAAATGGGCAGAGAGGGCCGTTAATAATGAAATGCAAAAAATACTCGAAACTGAAGAAGACTATGTGGTGGCCATTGATACGGACTCTGTTTATATTAGGATGGGGGGCCTTGTTGACAAGTTTGCTCCTAAAAATCCAGTAAAGTTTTTAGACAAGATATGTTCCACTCATTTCGAAAAGAAACTCGCTGAGTCATATGATAAGATGTCTATTGCTATGGGTGCGTATGTCAACCGCATGGAGATGGGACGTGAGGTAATCGCGGATCGTGGGATTTGGATGGCGAAGAAACGATACATCCTAAACGTCCACAACAATGAAGGTGTCCAGTACACAGAACCTAAACTCAAGATGATGGGTATCGAAGCGATCAAATCTTCCACTCCGCAGGTCGTCCGTGATAAGTTCAAGGAGATCTTCCGCGTCATTGTGGAAGGTACTGAGACTGACACTCAAGGATATATTCGAGACTTCCGGTCCCACTTTAAGACTCTGCCTCCCGAAGATGTATCGTTCCCCCGTGGTGTTTCCAATCTTGACAAGTGGATCGACCGTGAACATCTTTTTAAGAAATCATGCCCTATCCACGTTCGTGGCGCGTTGACCTATAACAACGCAATCAAACAGAACGATCTCACTACACGTTATGAAAACGTGACAACCGGAACCAAGATCAAGTTCTGTTACCTCAAACTACCAAACCGATTGGGACAGAATGTTGTATCGTTCCCGCTCAATCTTCCCCCTGAACTCGGTTTACACAGTTTCGTTGACTATGACATGATGTTCGACAAGACCTTCCTTGACCCACTGGAACCGATCCTTGATGCGGTCGGGTGGAAGGCAGAACCAGCCGCAACCCTTGAGGATTTCTTTGGATAATGTGACTTATTACCTAAAAAAAGTCACGTTTAAGTGTTGACTTTCTCTCATACTTTGGTACAATTATACTGTAATTGAGATGAGAGATTGTTATGCGATACAACTACAGTATGGTCAATCCTTCGGTGATGAGTGACTTTAACCAGCAACTGGTTGATGAACTCTTCGAAGATTGGTCTTTAGAAGATACTCCCGAAGCCCTACTCGATGAACAGTTCTGGCGAGATTACCGTAGTTCACATCAAGCTTTGTGTCAAGCTGGTGTGAGTGCGAGTGACCTAGACTCGGATCTGCGTCCGATGTCATGAACCGTGGATACGTCAATAGGTATGTTCGTGATCAAGTAAGCCAACTTGGTGGCATAACCTATCGCAACCCGTCTAAAGGTCACGCTTACTGGCGATGCGAACTGACCAATCAGACCCTTCGTGATGTCGGTACCCCGCGAGACGTTAACAACTTTTATAACGTCTGGAACCAGAAATTGCGCCGACTCAAGAAAGCTCGCGCTGAGTTAGAGAATACATTGTCTACCCAAGATCGGTAATATTACCATAAAAAAGTTTTAAAAAAGTGTTGACTTATTCTCAGAATGCGGTATAATGGGTACATAAAGTCATGAGAGAGGTTGTTATGGGATACAGAATTTTGAACATTTCAGATGAAACCCGCGAGAAGTATCAAGAACGTGTGGGTCTGGAAGGTCCATTTTTCTATGACGGTGATAGAGTCTTGTACTATGATGCACGTGAAGGTGCCTATCTTGATCCCACTACCGACATGTACTTAACCTATGATGAATATCAGGAGTTTGTGTAATGAGTAATTCAATTATTGTTGTTATCGCCACTCAGTTCCGTGAGAACTACGGTGCCCACGATTGGAACGGTGAGGGTTACTGCCCTCAGCACTGGAAGTCCAAGGGTGGCGACACCTATTTCATCTCTGCTTCTGCGGCGGATATTGCCGACTCTCAGTGGTGGGTCGACGTTGAGCGTTCTATCGAGCACTCATCTGCATACTCTGAGGAGTACATCATCTCCGAGTCGGTCGTCGATCTTATCGACTTCCGTGAGGAAGACCACATCGAGTTCTGGGAGTCCGCGATCTGCGCGACGGTAGACTTCGGTCAGTTGTACTGTGAGAAGAAGGCACTCAACTTCGAGAACGAGGTTGTCGGTGTCCGTCGATGGGAACAGGACTCTATGGGTAAGGACGCATGTTCTCTAGAAAATTTTGATGAACCTGTGCGCGAGGAATGGCGCTTCAAAAAAGAGGCGAACCTCTATGGGGACGCTGCATAATTTTATTGACAGGTCTCCATTTTTCTAGTATAATGTGTAGTATTGATGGGAGTACTACATGATTTTATCTAAGAAAGACGCTATGTGGGCGTCTTTACAATTTATCGAATACTTCGAGAACTTCGGACGTATCGACGACTATTTTCGTGCGCGTAAGATTGAACGTGTTCGGAACATCCCTACACCACTGCCCGGTTTTAGTGTAGAGGATGATCTTTTTCAACAGTTCGATTTGCATCCTATGGATATGGACTTTAGAATACAACAACTACCTAACGAGATGTTCGATACCTTATTAGAAAAAACAGCGTCTTTCTCTCCAGATGAATCGCCAGGCAAGACACATAAAATGGTTGTCATGGAGAAGACCACAAATACGATTGTTGGATTCATTCGTTTTGGATCCCCACTGATAAATTCGAAACCAAGAAATGAATACCTTGGGGGTGTTCCAGATCTCGACATCTTCAACCGTCGAGCGATTATGGGATTCAATATTGTTCCTTCTCAACCCTTTGGGTACAACTACCTTGGTGGTAAACTTCTCGCTGCTATCTGTTGTTCACACGAAAGTCGTCGACTTTTAAACAAGAAGTATGATACAGAGTTTTGTCTGTTTGAAACCACATCTCTATATGGTAATCTCAAAGGCGCATCGATGTATGATGGCATGAGACCTTATCTGAGATATAAGGGAGATACACAATCTAAGTTCCTATTGACCTTGGGTGAAGATATGTATCCTCGTATGCGTGATTGGTTCATTGAGAAGAATGGAGGAGAAGAAATCGTACCGAAGGGTGTATCGTCGCGTAAACTGAAAATGCAAAC